GGACGGATCACGCAGCGAGGGCTGCCCCCGCGAAGATTTTCGAACCATCTTCGCGTTTGAGTTCGTTCAAGAACTGAACTTCGTCAATAACTCTTGCACGTCTGATCTGTGGACGGACACCATAAATCACATATTGGTGCCAATTGGTCTCCCACAAGGAAGGACAACAGACGAGTAATTCGGGAGCTATGACAGGACCAAGAGATGATAAGCTTTCAATTCGCTTTTCGAACATCATTTGCAGCGGGATACTCACCCCGTATTCTTCTGCAACCAGTGCTCGCGCGGTGAGAGAAATCTCGCACGAGTAAGAACGACTGGACTCAAAGGCCTCAAGAAACTGTCGGAAATCATATTGATTCATTGTCTTGCTAGCCCATTTGTACATATCACGGTCCGATACACTTGAGGTAAGCTGTAGGACTTTCAGGGCAAATGGTGCCAACATAGGACACTTCGGATAAGAATAGGCCATCGACAGAGCCTTGGCACGCTGAAGTGCAACGAGTTTGCGAGTGCTGGTATGCCCGTATTTACGCGGCGCCCAGCCAAATGTGCACAGAGCCTCGCGAACATCAGTGATAACGGCGCCATTAACAACGTCGTATAGCATACCACAAAAGCTCGCGCGGGATAGGTCATTGGTTGTGCCCAGCTTGCATGAAAAACCCAAGCCGGTAAAATGTTTTTCCAGTCGTTCCGGATAAGGGGTGCGGAACAACCCGTCATCACCCTCAACGAACCCGACTGTCTGCTCAAGGACTCCTTCCTCGGAAGCAGCAAACAACACTAACATCAAATTAGAGAACCCATTCCCTAGAGACGTACACATCTCGCCACTCTGTCTACGGGCACGAAGACGAACCGTGAACTCTTTAAAGTTCATCTTCTGCTGTCCCATAATTGCTTCAGACATGACTTGAAATACAGTTGATCCATCGACAGTGTCGCGCATCATGTGTGCGTAGAGCTCGAACTCACACACATTCATAAAATCTGCGACAAATGACGACTCAAAGGCGGTAAAATCGGTGAACATGTACTGCGCACCTGGCACCTCAAGACGCTCCCGGACCACATTAGCGCGGTCAACGACAGGAACGTACTTGATGAACCAAGGCAGTTTAAATAAAACATGCTCAATAGCTGAGAACCAAGGACCAGTGAAACACTTAAACTCGTCTGTTCGCGAGTATATACCACGGGCGTGTTTGAACTCTGGGTAGAATTCGTCCTTGACAAAGCACTTCAGCTCGAAATACTTCTTTGATGGATCAGAAATATTAGACACAACTAGGTATTTCCGGATCAACTCTCGCTTTCTAGCCAGCGAATAAGGCCTCGACATCACCCACGAGTGGAATTCCACGTTGGTGTTGAGGGATAAAGGTCGAAGGTTTTTCTTTATCCACAGTCGCACAAACTCATGAAATCTCTTGAGTTTGCGCCGATCGATTTTTGGTAATTTACGTGCAACACGTTTCACTACTCCTGCTACTGCAGTAGCGGCGTTAGACAAATCCGGGTGTGGCGGCACAGCCCCCGCTATGAAGATTGGCAGAGCAACGTTCATCGGTGTGTCGCGCTGATCACGCGAACCGACCGATATCTTAACATCATTGCTTGCTTCTCCCAAAGCGGGCGTAACCCCATCACTAATCCGGTAGCCAAACAGCCACCACCGTCCCTGCAAAACAGAAGCGGCTAAAAACCCGCCAGCTCTAGCTGCT